AATACCTTTTGTTAATCTGACTCATTGCCTTCATCCGTTGTTAATTCAACTTCCTCTGATGCTGATGTTTTATATTGTAAAATAGTTGCTTCGCAGATTCTACGGTAGATTTGGTCTTTTAATGCCTCATCTTTTAAAATGGATACGAAATCTTTTGATTGAAATTTAATTTCCTCACCTGATTCAATATCGGTATATGTGTACCAAGCACCTGCTTGCTTTACCAATTTCTGGTCTTTCATAACTGAAATCCATCCACCGTAATTATCAATACCTCTATCAAAGAAAATATCAAAATCTGCGTGTCTCAAAGGAGGTCCCATTCTGTTTTTGATAACCTGACAACGAACCTTAATACCTACGATTCTATCTCCTGCTTTCAATTGTCCCATATTCTTCAATCTCAATCTAACAGATGCGTGGAATGCCAATGCTTTACCACCCGATGTTGTCCACGGGTCTCCAAACATCGCGTTCATCTTCTGTCTTAATTGATTTGTGAATACTAAAGCGATTGATTGTCTACCAATCATATTGGTAATCTTTCTCATTGCTTTTGAAATGATGATTGCCTTATCAGTTGCGTAACCGTCTTTATCATAATCAGCTTCCATCTCTTTCTTTGAAGATGCTGCTGCTACTGAATCCACTACGATTGTAACCAATCTATCCTTATCACCCTTACGAACTTGCTCAATAATTGTTTCACAAGCTTCAAAAATACCTTCAACGGTATCTACTGAAACATAAAGGAGTTTGGAAATATCCACTCCAATTGCTTCTAAAAATTCTCTACTAACTGCGGTTTCGGTATCAATCAGAACTGCAACACCACCTTTACGTTGTGCTTCAGCTAATAAATGGGCAGAGAGCAGAGATTTTCCACTCTGCTCTAAACCCGTTATTTCTGTTATTCTACCAACTGGCAATCCACCATAAGGTCTGTTTGAGATTGCAACATCAAGCATTGCATTTCCCGTAGATAACCAATCTTTGACGTTTGTCGGAGCATCCGAACTATCATCGTCTAAGAAATAGGCAATCTTCCCATCCTTATTTTGTTTGTTTAGAGAATCGGCAAGTAAACTTGCTAAATCATCTTCTCTTTTTGCCATTTGTAACTAATTTTAGTTGTTAAATAAATCGTCAAATGCTGAAGTAACATCATCTTTTGTTGTTACTGCCGCTTTTGGTGCAGGTGTAATAGGAAGTTCATCATCCCAAGGTAGTTTATCTACTACTGGTTTTGATTCTGTTGTTCCACCTAAATCATGTGATACCGATGGTTTTGGTTTTGGTGCTTCTAATTCAGCAACAACCTCATCACTATCTCCATTTGCTCCCGCAGTTGGGTTTAACCAATTTTCTAATACTGATTTCAATTCTGCATAAGATAATTCAGAGTATAATTCTGTAATATCTTTTTGTGCATTCAATAATTCAGTTACTGCTTCTGCTTCTGGTAAGATTTTAGATACCGCAGGTTTAACTCTGATTGTAGTTGTTGGGTATGCTGCATTTGATTCTTCAGCAGATACTACTTCTAATACAATATCACGTCCTGTGTGTGGGTCTGTAATATCACCGTAATCAGGGTCTGCAATGTATCCTAAGATATCCTGATAAACAGTTTTTCCAAATCCCCAAAACTTAACACCTTCACTTTCCTTACCCCTTACGATTACAGGTGCGAATGTTCTTAATTTTGGCTCCATCTTCTTACCTGCTTTCCAATCGTCTGTATCACCTGTACGTTTAAGTTTTTCTGCAAACTCTACGATTGGGTCAGGTCTACCAAATGAAATTGGAGATAAGTAAGTTTTGTTGTTAATGTTGTAATGAAAATACAATTCGATAAAAGGATTGTCCTTATTGAATTTGTAAGGTACTAAACGGATTTGAGATTTTCCGTTTGCCGGTTTCCAAATTGAATCCGATTTCTTTGTGTTTGTTTGAAGAGAGCTAAATCTCTTTAATGCTAATGAAATGTCCATTGCTTTTTTAAATTTTAAGTGTTAATAAATTGTTTTAAATTTTAAGGTTATATCGCGATTACCTATATCTAAATATAACCTTTTTACATTTTGTTGTATAAAGATACAACATTTTTTTTACTTTTCCAAACTTTTTTTTGCCCAATAAAAAACCTTTATTTTGCCCATTTTCCTCTACTCACTAATTGAGCGATTACGGAATATATGGATAAGTCTTGGTAAGTATCTTCAACAGATTCTCCAACTTCGTCTGGCTGTCCCATAACTACTAATTGTTTTATTGTGTTGATTTTATCGTTTTGTCTAAACCACAATCCTGTTAAAGATAATTTATTTTCTTCTTTGGTTTGCAGAGTAGTTCCTACTGAAATGTTACCAGGTCCGTAGTTTCGTTGTTTCTTACAAAATGTAATATACATCTCATCTAAAATGTTTTTGAATTCCTCACACGTTTGAGGATAAGTGTGTTCGCAATATGCGATTGCCGATGGTTCTGCTTCTTTTTCTGTCATAACTTATTTTTTAATACCCCACTTTTTTTCTAACATTGTATAATACCTTTGTGTTTTGTTTCCGTTATATAGAAAATACACAATGTGGATGTCTAACCACAATTCAATCTTTTTTAGTAACTGTTTCATCTGTTTTATTTATTTTGTTTTTAAGTTTTACTGCTAATGCGCACAATTCGTATTCTTCGTTTTCTTCCAAAATTTTCATATTATCATCCAACAAACCATTAAATTCATTACTTCTAATTGATAATGCTATAACAAGAATTCCTTTTACAATTATTTCTGCAAAATCTATTTTTTTTCTTTTGTTTGTTACGGCATAATTTATTGCATGAATTATTGCTTTGGCAATTTCAGTTTGGTGTTTTTCAAATAGTTCGTTTGGATTATCTTCCGAAATCTGTAATGGGACGAATTTTTCTGCTTTCATTAATACAAATATACGAAAAATATTTTACTTTTCCAAATTATCTATATTAATTGACTTAAAAACTTTTGTAGGAATTTTTTTGTATCCGTTTGGAGATGTTGTGATAATACAGTTTTTGTATTCATCCCACTCTAACTGATAAGTATTATCTAACATACCACCTGTTTTTGATTTAACTACTTCGTTAAGTGCGTTGATGGTGTAGATTGTATTGGATTGTTTTTTTCTATGAACTAAAATTGTTTTCCATTGGGAAGGAATTGCAACAGAACCCTTTTCTACATTAAATGTAATATAAAGTTCTCCCACATTTGTTTTGCTTTCTAATACGAAAACATTTGGATTTGTAAGTGTATATTGGTTTAGAACGAATTCTAATGATTTATCTAGTTCTTCTTTTGTGGTAAAAAGACATAATAACTGTGTATTCATCTATTATTAGTTTATTAACTTTACGGATAAATATAAAATTAGAAACTAAAAACGATTTTATTTACTACTTTTTCTACCATCCACTTTTGAAGCAACGCATTCTCTTAAACCTTTACCCAATTTCTTTTCAACTTTTTTACTTTCACCAGATGTTCTCCAACTATCTTCTGCTAACGAAACAGTTCCATTTGGACTTGTAATTTCAATAAATCCAGTAGTTGCATTTATTTTACACTTTTTTAATAAGTGTTGATTTAATTTAGCTCTTCCTTCCGATGATTCAATATCTCCTTTAAATCCACTTAATTCTGCTAAACATCCTCTAAAATCACCAGGAACACTATCTCTAATACCAGTTACTGCTGCTAAACTACCATCAAAGTTTTCAACCATTAAATCAAAGTGCATTGAATGAACTACGGTTGCAATATACGCTTCGGTATGAGGACCGTTATTTCCATCTTTATCTGGGAATCCTCTTTTTTCATCTGCTTTACTTATTTCATTTACTATATCTGTATGAACCGCTCCAACTAAATCTTTTTCATCATTTTTGTTTTTAACCGCCAATGCTATTGATTCTGAATTAAAATCTATATCACGATATTTTTGTCTTATCTTTGATAACTGTGCGAATTCACCAATTTTTGTAAGAACTTTACCAAATGTAGTATAACCAACAGTTTTACCGTTTGCCTCTTCAGATTTTATATATGCTTGAGATGCTGCAAGAATTTCTGAATTTGATGCATTTTGTAAATTTACACCATTAGATTCTGCAAATTTTTGGAATGCTTTGTTTTCCTTTAATTTATCCATATATGGTTTCATTTCAGGTATTTCTGTAAATTTAACAAAGTTTTCATCAATTTTCATAGATGCAAATGCTCTATTAGTTGCCTGTTTGCCATCTTTACATCTTTCAATAGCATCATTTGCAAAATTTACTACAGTTTCTGAAACATCTCTTCCAAATTGTTTTATAATAGTACTTAGCATATATTCAGGAGTAGTGTTTGCCCACATATCAGCTAAATCATTTGCTTTTTTATTTGTAATATGTAATACGGTAGTTCTATCATTTTTATCTTTACCGATTACCATCGTATCATTGAATCCTAATTTATCAAATGCTCTGATTTCTTTTTCATAATGTTTAACATCATCTGCATTTCCCGATTGTTTTGCCTTTTCCAATTCATCCTCCAAGTGTGAATAAATTGCAGCATCTACTCCACCTTCTTTTGGATTTGATTGAATAACGTGGAATGGTTTAGAATCATCTATATTAGAATTGGTTCTAACTGCGTGGAGAGTAGCATGGGCTCCATCAAAATCTGCCTCTGCCCATTTTCTAAATGCTTCTTCATCTTTACCAAACCCTTGTTTACCAGTTTTATACCATACTGAGTTAGGATTACTCTGTAATCTTTCTAATTCAGAATCTCCCCACACTTTTCTTTGTGCAATATAATCAATTGCTTCTTCATCCGAAACTCCTCCTAATTGTTTAGAAATTTCAGCAATTTTCTTTTTATTATTTTTTTGGTTTGAAAGAATGTTTTGTTTTTCAGCTTCAATTGCTTCTGCATTTTCTTCTTTAAAATTAGAAAACCCATCTCCGGTAAATTCGTTTGCGGCACTTGTCAATCTTGCTTCACCATATGATGGAACTGAACCACCTGCACCTGCAATACCCTCATCTCTTAAAGCATTTACTGCATCCGATGCTTTTATAATTTCGGAATAATCACCATTGTTTAAAGATTGTCTAATTGCCTCTTGGTTTGAATCCAAATTTTTTGATGCCTTTTTCGTTGGTTCTGTTGGAGTTGGGTCTGTATTCTTTTCAGCAGATGATTGGAAATCACTACCACTTAACTTTTGAGTTTGGTTTGGTTCTTTCGTATCATCCTTTGGTAACTCACCACCATTATCTTTTTTAGCTTTTTCTATTTCAGCAGGAGTTGGTTTAACGTGTCTATCTGCATTAAATGTTTTAACTGTGTAGATGTTACCCGAATCTTTACCTTTTACAACAGTATCCTCTCTAAGAATACGTTTTGGTTTTGGAGTGTTCTCTTTTATATACTTAAACACAACGGATGCTCTATCCGTAAGTTGTTGTGCAGAATCTATACCTCTTTCTCTTAAAAGTTTTACTAATATCTGTTTGTGGGATTCGTTTGTTAAATCAATAATCCCTACCTTATAACTTAATTCTTCTAATATCTCTTCAAAATTTGGATACATAATTTATTTGTGTTTCTGTATATGTTATAAATATAAAAGTTTATTGTAAATGAACCAAATTATCGTAATTCGTTCCTTCATCTGCTTTGACGGGGAATCCACCTTTTTCCATAATGGTCGGTAGGAGGTTCAAAATTTTATCCCTTTCCGATGGGTGAGTGTCGATTAAGAACGCATCATATGTGTATAAGATTATTTTCGATTTCATCCCACTCATAAACTCTAACATCTCTACCATCTTCATATAGTTTATTTCAGTTTCTAATGCTTGTAAAAGATAGTTAAATATCTTTTGTTGATTTGGTAATTCTATTCGATTGTGTTGAATTTCTCTTTTGAATAGAGGTGTTATCAACTTACCCGAAATTACATACCGTTGATACAAACTTTCGATGTATGAATCTACTTTTTGAAAGAACGGTATCTTTCTCGCAAAGTCATCTAAACCTCCGTAAAGATATTTAAACGTTAATCCTTTTGCAGTATCGTAATCACACCCATAATGATTTGCAAGATATTGGTGAGCAGATATTCCTTTTGGAAACTTATACCCAATTAATCCCGCAATCAAACGGATGTGATACGATTCATAATCAAATTGAATTAAACTTCCAAAAGTCCACCTACTAATGATAGTTCCCCTACTCCCATCACCTTTAGGAAGAGCAGAGTAATTTACGTTTAAGTGTCTATTGGATGGACGACCCGTTATAGTATATGGATTGTATTGTGTATGAACTTTACCCTCATTGATGTAACGATAATCGAAGCCAAATCTATCAATAAAATTTTCCACTTCGACTTGAACCCCAGCCCCTTCCACTTTTCCTAATAGAGAGATTGAATCTGAATACTTACGATACCAATCCTTTATCTCAAAACCTTCAGGTATTGATTTTAAGAGTTCGTACCATTTCATAAGAGGAATACAGTCGTTGTTGAAAAGATAATCGTTTCTATACCCCTTAAAAAGAGTTTCTACAAAATCATTAAATATAAATGGTTTACCGACTGATTCAAAATATACCCACTCATAATCAAGTCCGTTTGATTGGATATATCGGTTTCCTAATACTAATGTGTTTGGATTGCAAAGTTTGGATATTGGGAATGGTGTAACCGAATCTGCATCTATGTGTTGGAAATTTAAAATAAAATCCGTATCTTTAGTTTTTATATATACGAATGATATTGGAAACATTGATTGATGTCCCCTTTGAGAACTCCATACAGGAACTATCAATAAAATCTCCTGCGGATTTAATAAGTGTAAATCTTTATCTTTCTCAATTATATTCATATCTACAAAGATACAAAAAATAATTGATATTTCAAAATTTATTTATAAAATTGTAAAATATTAGGCAAATACAATCCTAAATTTTTTATCGTTTCTGCACCCAATTGTATAGATGATTTGTTTGCGTTAAACACACCTTTATCTATAACCATACCATTATCATTATATACCATATCCAATGGTCCTGTTATTCTCCAATAAATACTTTCAGATAACCAATATGGATTTTTTAATAGTTCTATATAAGTTTTTTGGTCTATCTCATATACAAATCCATTTACATCGTTTACTTTTTGAGTAAAAAATCTTTCTACAAAACCCTGTGCGTAATCACTTTCTGTTGGTGATGGTACGATTGTCTGTGGTATAAACAATGATGGTAGTTGTTTATTTTTAATTAAATCTGTGTACATTATTATATTTGTTTTCTTAACCAATCAGCAGTAAGTGTAGTTAGCCACCCATCTGCGTTAATTCCTTGCTGTATAGATGTAATTTGGAAACAACCATTTTGATTATATATTTCTGGAACACCATCTATAAAAAAATAATCTCCGGTACTAAATCCTGACATCCCATCAATTGCAATAGTAACTGTTATACCGGATACTAAAACCGTATCCGGTTCGGGGTCTTTTACTAAATAATATTTTAGTAATGCTTCATCTGTATAAATTAAATTATGAAATTCATTATCAATTTTAAATCTAATATAATTTTTCTTTAAAGATTCATTACCTTGTGTTACCTTTTCAGTTTTTTGTTTTTGTTCTTTTATTTTTGCTGCGTCCTGCTCTTTTTTACTTTCTTTTGTAGCTTCTGATTTAGCTTTTGAATCTTCATCTACTTTTTTTCTATGAAGTTGTTTTTGTATCTTAACTTCAATTGGATTTATAGAATGAAGTCCATCTGCATTTTTAAAAGATTTCATATCAGCATTTGCAGCCAAAGTTTCTTTAAATCTTAAATTTTCAACTTGTTGAGTATTAAGTCCTTCTTCTGCTTCGGAAACTTGCAATTGAGATGCGTACAAAGTTTGCCCTGCCATCAAATCATCCATTTGAAAATCAAATGAAAATGTATGTACAATTGAATTTGTTGGTCCAATTTTAAATCTATGTACATTTGATTGTGGTTTTGGAGCAAATACTCTTGGTAGTTTTCTATCAATAATTGTTAATCCTCTATTTGGATTTGGACTACTATCCGGAGTTGCCAATTCAAGATATGAGTATCCATACATACTCATTTGAATTAAAGTTAAAAGTTCAAATAATATATCTGAATTTTTAATTGAATTATTTCTATAACTAAGAAATGTATCATAATTTATAAATACATTTAATAAATTTCCAGTGTAAGCAGGTAATTGTATGTTTTGCTCATCGGTTGGTAATTTAAAATTATTAATAGTTTTACCACTTTCATCTAAAAGAAATGAATATCCATTTATTTTAGATTCTTTTCCAGGAGAAACTTTAAATATTTTTTTCTTTTTCTTTGGGTCTTTAGGGTCATCATCTAGTTTTTTACCAACTACAATTTTTCCTTCATTTCCTTCAGTAGTATCCACAATTATATCAGGTAATGTTCCAGGAAAAATAACATTTTCATTAGATGACATCATAAATTTTGTAGCAGCTACAGGTATCACTTTATCATTACCAACTGTACCTGTAATTAAAT